GGCGCTGAACCAAGAAGCCGCCGCGCTGGACAGAGTAGGCACAGCATCGCAACGGGCAGCCGTAGCCGGAACGACCCTCAATGGGGTGACTCGTGGTGTGGCAGGAGCAACTGGCACACTCTGGATGTCTTATGGTTCGGTGCTCCCACTATTAACAGCATTCGCAGCCGTCATTGGCACCATTAAGAGTTACAAGGCAGTTCTTAGTTTTGAATATGCTGTTGGTTATATGGAGGCTTTGGGGGAGGCTACCGGAGACACTACAGCTAGTTTGTTTGAGCTCAAAAAAGGACTTCTAGGGATTAAGGATGTTGCTCATGGTCCAAATGAGCTGGCAGTCTCTTTGAAGGCTCTGATGAAAGCTGGGTTTAGTGCTGCTGAGAGTATGGGCGAGCTGCAAACACTGTCCAGATTAGCAACCGTGGCTGAGGAGGATCTTGCAACCGTAACAACTGCTGTCATCTCTCAGTTTAGAGCTTGGTCTGTGGAGTCTGTTGGTGCGGCACGAGGGGTTAATACGATGGCTGAGGCTGCTAATGTTCTGGCCGCCGCCGCATTGACCACCACGCTGGATGTTGGTGAGCTGGCAAAAATGATGAAATACACTCCGGTGTTGGCTTCTCAAACCGCCGTGTCTTTTGTTGAATTGACTGCAGCACTGGGCACCATGAGTAACATGGGTGTCAGAGGCACTACGGCAGCTACATCGTTGCGTACAGCCATGTTACAACTGCAGTCACCTACATCCAAGACCAGAGGAATGTTGTCGGATTTAGGTCTTGAGATTAAGTTGTTCTCCGAGGAAGGCAAACTAAAGAATATGTCGGGGATGTTTGACGCTCTGGCTGTTTCTTTGAAAAACGTAGGAGATAAAGATCGAGTCACCATCCTGAAAAGTTTATTCTCAATTCGGGCGGGGTCTGCCGGAGCGATCATGCTCCACCAGTTCAATAAGGCTATCCAAGAGGGAACCTTCTCATTTCAAGCGCAAGCTGAGATGTTGGAGAGGGTCCGCATCGAAGGTAATTTTATCAACGAGATGTACAAAGACATTTCAAAAACTACCTCTGTTATGTGGGAAGAAACCAAAGCAGCTTGGGAGCGTGTGGCGGTTGGTATTCTTGATTCGGACGCAATAAAAGATGTTGTGCGTGGGTTAAAAGATTTTGCTGAAGATGGATCTTTGGGAGTTCTGATTGCTAACTTAGGTACCGTGGTGGATCTTTTGGGCGCTATGGGAAGCATAGCTGTAAAGCCTGCATCAGGCATCATGTCTTTCCTGAGCGACCTCAATGATGACATAAACAATTTGAGGGTTCTGGCGTTTGGGGCAACTGAAGGCTTTTTGTCTATGCAGCGTGCTGGTGATCTCTATGCCAAGACTCAGGCAGGAGTTGTTAATTTTACTTACCATGAGAGATCAGCAATACAGGCGTTGGTGGACACTTATGGGTCGTTGAAAGTGGCTGCCCAAGCAGAGCCTTTTGACACAAGGATTGCAGGTCTGCAGCAGAAGATTGAGGCTGACAGGGACAACTATGGTAAGTGGTGGAGGGCACTTCGCAATACTAAGGATAAGGAGCAGATTGCTGCCCTTAACAAGAAGATAGGTGATTATGAGTCATTAAGGGATGAGCTTGCAAAGCAGTTAGAAGCTAAAGCGAAGATGCTTGAAGATCCAGACGCTTGGAAAGCCGAGCAGGACAAGGTTAAGGAGGCGGCTGAAGTAGCGGAGCAAGAGGCAACGAAGCTGGCCACCAGCATAAGCGAGGCTAGGGCTCGGCGAGAGCTGGAGGTGAAAGAGGCTAAGCTTGCTAGAGCTAACGCTTTGGCTGATGATAAGTTTTACTTAAAGAGTCTTGATCAACAATACAAGGACAAGCTTATCTCTCTGGATGATTACAGAACGGCCAGGAAAGAAAAGAATGATGAGATCTTGGTTGACGATCTGGCCCTATTGGAACGTGAGCTTGAGTTGGCTAAGATCAAGAAAGAGGAGACTGCTACTACTGCTGAGTCAACAACCGCGCCGAAAGGTGCGATGAAAGCAGCAATCAACGCTGAGTATGAAGTTCTCGAGTTGGAAAATAAGGTATATCAGAAGCGTCAGGATATGATCAGGGCCAACATAACTTTCCGAACTGAAGCTAATAGCACCAAGTTGGCAAACGACAGGGAATATGTTGCTACTTGGTTGTCTGTTGAGAAGAACCGAGCTAGTGAGGACAAACGCATCACACTGGAAGGCTTGTCCACACAACAGGAAATGCTTGATAGCAGACATGCTGCGGGCTTGGTGTCTACAATCAAACACAATAAAGAAACGCGTAAGATTAACCAACAGGCGCTTGATGCCGAGGTAACTGATCTCAACGTGCAGCTGGCCATATTGGAGCAGCAGAAGGTTTCAGCACTGGCTTTGTCTGACAAAGGAGAGACCGACCCTGCTATAGTCAAACTCAGTGAAGAGATCGCTAAAATAGTACAGAAGCTGAAAGAGGTTGCTAGGCAGAAGGGTGTGTTGACAGGGTTGGCTACTAACGAGGACCTCACAACCCTGAGAGCTTTCAGAACTGAGATGGAGGGGATAGCAAAGGCGTCCCAACAGAAGGCGGATGATGTTGACTTCACCATAAGCACTCAAAGCATGGGTGATACTGAGCAGAAACTGGCTGCTGAACTTCGTGGAAGTAAACTGTTGCGGGCTCAGCGGATAGAGCAACTCAAAAAAGATGACTCGGTGATAGACCTACCATCTCGTATTGAGGACATCAACAATCAGTTTGACGCTGTTGATGATGCTACTATAGCCAGCGCCGAGAAGATGAAAAAGGCAAGCAAAGATGCTTGGGGAGGTATGGAGAAAGGGCTGAACGACTATGCTGAGGAGGCTGAGGATGTCTTTGGTCACACAGCGAACTTGGTTTCCAGTGCTTTCAGCAAGATGGAAGATGCTATGGTTGATTTTGCTATGACAGGCAAGCTCAGCTTCACTGACATGGCAAACTCAATCATTTCTGACATGATCAGGATTATGGTACAGCAGTCGATCACCGGACCACTGGCTTCTGGTATGGGCAACATTCTTGGGGGGCTTTTTGGTGGCACATCGTCTACAGCTACCTCTGGGCTGCTAGGGGGGACTACAGGCACTGCCACAGCTGGTGAATTGTCTACTTACTTTTCTATGAATGCCTTGGGCAATGTGTTTAACAATGGTCGAGTGCAGCCCTTTGCTTCCGGCGGTATTGTTGATTCACCTCATGTATTCCCATTGGCTAATGGTACGGGGCTTATGGGTGAGGCTGGTCCAGAAGCAATACTACCTCTTACCAGAATAAATGGTAGACTCGGTGTTGAGACCTCTGGAAATAGTGGAGGGGAAACCAACGTTACTGTTAACAATTATGGTGATGCTCAGAAGGTAGATGTACAGAAACGCAAAAACTCTTCTGGTGGCGTCGATATTGTTGTAAGCTTGGAGAAGGAACTTTCTGATCGAATCAAAACCCGAGGATCCAAACTGTCTCAAACCCTTGAGTCAACCTATGGGTTCCGAAGGGTAGGAGGAAGATAAATGGCAGATTGGCCTGCAACACTACCACAGAAACCTCAGCAGGATGGTTTCTCATCGACCAAAGTTGATGGTCGACTGCGTACCAGTATGTCTGAGGGTCCTGAAAAGGTACGGCGTAGATTTACAGCAGTTCCGGAAATATTAACCTGTTCTTTTATATTCTCGCCCACTCAGTTGAGTACTTTCAACACGTTCTTTGATGATACGCTGGCGGGTGGGTCAATGACATATCTCTGGGATCACCCAATTTCGGATGTGAACTCTGTTTGTCGGATAAAGGACATGCCGGTACTGAGCCCTAAAGGTTTGTCTTGGCAAGTTGCCTTTACTGTTGAGGTGCTGCCATGAGTAGAAACGTATCAGAAGCTGCTGTAAGAGCCATGTTCTCTCAGCAGACAGATGAAGTATTTCTTTGCCGGTTGAAAATCGACCACGCTGATTGGGATGATCCTCTGTTGTTTATTAATGACAGAGTGAACCACACTGATTCAGGTTTGGATGAGTGGATAGGGTTTCCTTTTGTTATCAGCCTACCCGATGACAGAGAAGATGAGATACCGCTGGCTCAACTATCTATTGATAATGTGGACCGCCAGATTGTAGAGGCAATCAGGGGGTTAACCACCCCAGCCACCATGACTCTGTGGATAGTCCTAGCCAGCGACATTGATGATGTTATTGCTGGGCCATATGAGTTTAGTTTCAACGCTGCTGGCTGGGACTCTATGACGGTATCAGGAAGTCTGGAGTTTGAGCCTATCCTGAACATGAAGTGGCCGCAGCACACTTTCAACTCCATAACCACGCCTGGACTATTTAAAACCTGATGTGGTGGACCAATTATATGGGCATACCCTTTGAGAGTAGAGGGAGATCTAGAGATGCTTGTGATTGTTATGGTCTGCTGCGGTTAATATATAAAGACAAATTGGAAGTTGATCTACCGCCCTTGCTGCTCTATGATAACACCCTGCAGCGTAAGACTATGAGCGATATGATGCTCACCCAACCGATGCTGATCGGTTTCATCCCTGTAAAAGTGGCAAACGTTCAACCTTTCGATGTGATTGTTATCAGACAGGTTGGGTTCGACTGTCACTTAGGTATTGTCATAGATGAGACCAGAATGGTGCATACAGAAGCTGGAAGAGGCGTTGTCGTAGAAGATTTTACGAGGCCCCATATCAAGCCGCGAGTAAGAGAGGCATGGCATTATGTCAGATAACTTCAATGTAGTTGCTTGTTCCAACCCCTTCAAAAGTGAGCAGACCAACCTGACAATGGCGGAAGGTACCACCATCGCCGCTATGATGTTGGAAGTGCAGCCAGACCCTATATTGGCTTCCTATGCTCACATCTATATTGACGATCTTTATGTTCTACCCGAGGAGTGGGCACTGACTACACCGACAGCAGGTCAGCTGGTGACGGTTCGTGTGGTGCCTCACGGTGGGGGTGGCAAGAACCCACTGGCAACTGTCCTGACCATAGCAGTAATGGCTGTTGCAGTTGCTTACGGCGGGCCTGCTGGGGCTGCCTTGCTTGATGGTGTTGTTAGTGAGG